TCACCTGATTTACGGTAAGTAAGGCAGACGGAATTGCAGGAACTGGCGCAACGGCTGCAATGGCTTCTAACTGCGCGGTCGTGGCATCGGTAGACCACACCAACTCAAAATAGTCACCGCCGCCCATTTCAACAAAAATGTTCGCGGCATACACGGTTTCGTTGTTGTTGCCTTGCAGATGAACGTGGCGGCCTGAGTTGGTAATGTTGGTGCCGTTTTTGCGGCTCCAAAAATACATTTGCGCCAAACCGCCAGAAGTTTTGTCTAGCTGAATAGAAAACGCAAAGTTGTAGACCGCAGGCGTGCTGACGTAAATGCGCGAGGTCGGCGAGCCACGGTAAACGCCGACGCCTACCTGAGTCGTGTTGAAGGTAATCGGATACGCCGTATTGATAACCGCTGCCGTCTGGTCAGTCGTGTCGTAAAACATTCCGTAGTTTGTTTTAGACAGGTTCGCCAGCACCGTTTCGAGGTAAGGCGGTTCTTTCTGCAAATCCTCAATCTCACGCTGCAGCACTGCTGTAACATCATCGGTGTCTGGCGACAAGGCTTGCCCGACTTCGAGGTCAGCAATGCTAGTTGCGGTCGTGCCACTACCCGTCAGCACAAACTGGTTGTTTAGAAACCGAAACCACTCACGCGAAATAAGGCCCGTCCGCTCATCAATAAACGGCACGCGAGGGGCGGGAATGTTGGTGATGTTAGGCATCAGGCGCTCGTTGCGCTGATGGTCAATTCAGCGCCGTTGATGGCAACCTTCACAGGATCGGTGCCGCTGATTTCATACACGCGGTCACGCAGGCGCGTCGTCATGCCAAGACGACGGAAAATAGCGCGAGTGCCAGTTCTGCCAATTCGACCCATAGAGGTTTGCCGCGTCTCGCTCCAGATATGGCCGCCGTCATCGCTAAATCGCAAAATAATCTGCGGCACCGCGCCCACTACCGTAGTTTGCTCAACCTCAATGTAATCGCCTGTATTGGTTCCAAGCGGCAGATAAGCAACTCCGCTAGACAAGGCTACTGCGCTAATCACGGCATAAGAGGTGCCGCCACTGGATAACACCGTTTCTGAAACGTCATAAGGCGTTGCCGATGAAGAAAGCGCTTCCCAAGGCGGTCCCGGCGTGATTTCGCCGCCTTGCTCCGTCATCAAAAAATCACCGTCTTCAGTTAACAGCAAAACGGTATCAAAAGCGTCGTAGCCTGAAAGGCCAACGCCCGTTTCCATGTCGATTTGCAGCGAGTGATGGGTCGTGCGTTTTAGCGTGTTAGACCCCGTGGGCAACGCACGCCATGACCGCAGCCACTTTTGCGCGGCGCCGTCATCTGCGTAGACATCCAAACTGAAGGTATAAACCTTGCCGCTTTGGTAATCACCTACGTGCGGTTGGCCGTTAAAGCGAGCGTGATTGTTACCGCGATGGCGGGTGAAATCACCATTGACAAATCCTGAACGCTCATGCCATGCGCCGGTCGCAGCGTCATACACCCAAGTGGTATCCGCGCCCGTAAAGTTCAGCACGTAAAACGTATGACCGTCCTGCTGGTAGGTGTAGCCCGTAGCATCTGAGAGGTCGGCATATTGCTGAATTGCGTATTCAACGGCGTGCGTCGAGATACGAACGCCTTGGTAGCCCTGCGCTCGGTACACGATGCCTTGGCCGCGAGCGTCAGCGCCGAGCCAAAAGACGCTGTTATCCATCTTCGCAACGGAATAAGGCGCAATACAGCCGATTTCGTTGTAAGCGCCTTGAATGCGGGTCAGCGGAAAATCCGCTTCGCCGCTGTTGTACCAGACCTCGACGCTGTTGGTGCCGAAAAGCCACGCTTCACGGTGGTCGATGATGAGCGACACCAGCCCATCGGGAGAGCCTTCAGCAGAGGCGAAATCCAGCGGGTCAATGGACGTACCATCAAGCAACGCAGTCACCCATACCCGCTGGCTATCTGGTTCATTAAATACGAAGTAGCCATCAAGGTAGCCAACCGTTACTGCGCCAGGAAAGTCCTCGTCAGTAATTTGTGCGAACGCGAGCGTGTCGGTGTTGTAAATGTACGAGTCAGGATTGCACGCCACAAAAATCTGCGTGCCGTTATCTGCCATCGACACGGGACCGGTGCCTGTCACATCGCCGATTTTGGTTGCAACGTAGCTTGCGCTGACTTTGTAAAACTCAGTACCGCTGACCACATAGAGAATGTTGTAGAGGCTATAGAGGCCGCGAATCGAGCCGGTGCCAACTGTAATAACTCGCGTGAGGCCGGGGCAGCGTTGCAGATACGCCGGTTCCTTGCCGCCCTCGGGAATGACCTCGGGGTACAAGTTAATCATCCGATTGTCGGCAGCGTTGATGCTACGAATAACGTAGCTGCTACCCAAAATCGGTGACTTCATCAGAAGTTGCCGGTGTAGATGTTAAAGCGCGGACGATTAACCATTAGCGCAGCAGGCATCGCCATCACATCGCCTGGGAAGTTGATGCGCTTTAGATCGCGCTTGCTGTACATCGCAATACGCCGCACCTGATTAGACGGCTCGACGCCGTACTCTGGCGCCAACTCACAGGCCAAGTTGTAGCGGAACGCCCGCAGGTAGCCCGGCGGGAACGCCAGCACAGTGTCTAGCGCAGCAGGCTGAGAGAGCGGCGACACCGAGACAAAATGAAACTCCAGCACCCGTGAAGGTACGGGGTAAAGGTAAATCTCAATGTCGGGATAGGTCGCGTTGTACCACAGCACCTGCGGATAGGTAGACGTTACCGTCTTGACCGCGATGTTGTTGTACTGCTCTTGGTTAATCATTTTGATGCCATACGACACGTTGGTCGAGGCATCGCGGAAATAAGTCGCATCGTCCAATTCAACGGGGCGCTGGCCGACAAAATCGCCGGTAGGCCCGAGTGTGCGACTGACGGTTGAGGGCGGCCAGCTAAACACTTGGTCGATGGTGGAGAAGACCGAAAGGCGCTCGGTACTCCACGAATCAATCATCTGATTGAGCGCTGTTAGGGCATCCTGCGCCATCGCTGCCGAGGGCGCTTCGGCTTCCGCTAGGACACCGATCAAACGCAGCGCACCGTTGATCTGGTCGAAAGCGGTGGTTGCCATGAGTTACTCCCTGCGGCGACGACGCCGTAATGTATTGCCAGAATTCTCCGACGCCGATTCTTCAACCGACGCCGGAGATTCTGAATCATCGGGGTCAGAGGGGTCAAACTCCTCCCACCCATGCGCCAAATCTTCCTGCGCTTCGTTCCAAGAAATGGCGACTTTTGCGCCATGCGTGGGGTGACGCAAGTAGATACTGGGCATATTACGAGGCTACAAGCGGAACGCTATACCAAGTGGTGCTGTCGTAAGCCACTAGCAACGTCGAGGTGTTGCTGGCGATGTCATACGACGCGTTCGCCGACAGCGCGTTGATGGCATCCGCTGACGCGGGGTAGATCTTCAAAATCGCGCCAGCGCCGTTTTTGATAATCACCACCACGCCCGCCGAAGCCGCCGGAAGAATCACGCCCTTGGTGCCGTCAGCCGCAGAAACAAGCGTAAAGCCCGCCGTCACTGCTGCTGCGGTAGCTTGGTTCGTGCCTGTCGCCGCAACCGTCGCTGAGTTAAGAACAAGACTGCCGCTCGCCGTAACCGTCGTTGCCGAAACGCTGCCCGCCGTCACCGCGCCCGAAACGGTAACGCTTGAAAACTCCGGGTCTAAATAGGCAACGCCAATCGCCTGTGTATTAGGCATAAAAATACCCCTTTAGGTAGTGCCCCCGGCGGGTTGCCCCGCCGAGGGCGTTGCCATTACGAACCAACGCGATAGCAGACAAACGTGCTGTCCGCCGTCTTACGCACGCGCCACCGAGAAGACGTACTGATCGCCGTCGTGGCAAGACCCACGATGGTAAACGTCGTTCCCGCGTTGAGCGTCACAACACCCGAGGAAGACCCGAGGTTGATGATGACAAACTCAAACGCCATGTTGAGGTTAGCGCTTGCGACCGCCGCATCCATCAAAGCGCCGGTCGGCAGCGTGAACGCGACCGCCGAAGAGTTGGTGGAGGTGATGAGGCCGTTGATGAGGTCGGCTGCCGTCAGCGTGACCGTCGTGCCCGTGTAAGCAACCGGAGCCGCTTGCGGGAACAGGTTTGGCTCCGCAGCATTACCTGCGCCAAGCTGATACCCACTAGTACCGTTAGGAAGTGCCATGTTGAGTTACTCCTGCAATTTAAGGGTTAGCCCCAGAGGCGCACGGCCATCTGCGGACGGATCACCGAGTAGCCATACAGCACGTCGATACGGCACGGCATACGGTCGTTGTTGATGTCGTACTGACGGACAACGCGCATGGAGATACCGTTATGTACCTGGCGGCTCGCCATGTCCACGCCCTGCGGCATGAGGAGGTCTGCCGTCGCAAACGCAATCGCGTCACGATGGTACACGAGGTTCTGCGGGTACTGCGTGGACACGCCACCCAAGAACGTCACCGCCGCAGCGGCCTGCGGGAACGAGTTGACGGTCGCTAGAGCGTGCGTCGAGGTGTAGATCGCCGGAGAGATCTTCACGTTCGTGTACAAGCTGCTGGCCGCAGTAATGTCCTCGGTCACCACAAACTGCTGCAACGAGCCGGTGGACTCGCGGGTCTGCGGGTTGACCGCAAACACGTTCGCCACGGTAAACACATCGCCCTTCTTCAGGGTTTCACCCGTCACGCCGACGAGGGTAATGGTCGAAGCGCCCTGCGTGGACACCGAAGCACTCACCGTCGTGGTCGCTACGCGACTGCCGGTCGTGAACTGCTTGATCGACTGCGACATATTGAGTTCGTTGAACCCAAGGATGCCTTCGCCGAACATACCGTTCTTAAACTGCGCCGAGATGGTGCTGACTGGGTTGAAGAGACCCTTCATGCCCTCGATGAGCGCGGCGTTGGCAGCCGGGTTCACGGTGACATAACGCGGCTGCATCACAGCGGCGGCTTCGTTGAGCTTCTGCTGTGCGGCGAGCAGAACCTGGGTGCTGCTCGGCGTGGTGCCGGGGGTGCCGACCGACTGGAAGATGCTGTTGAAGCTGTTGGCAACGTCCGCGTCAATTGAGGCCGCAAGCTGCGAGATACGCGGCTTGAGAACACGCTCGGCGAAGTCGTCCAACTGCATCGTCATTTCGGCAGTCGTGAAGTTCACGCCGATGTGCTTCTGCGAAGCAACGGTCAGCGTGGTGAACTGCTCGTTGTCGTCCTGCACTTGCAGGGCGGCACCGTCAGTCACCAAGGCGCGATCCGGCAGACGGATACGCAGGGTGGTGCCGATCTTGGCGCCTTCCACAGCGTAGCTGTTGTCGTACTGGCGGTTGACATTACGGGTGATTACAAGGTTGTTCTCAAGGATTTCGAGAGCCTTCCTCGTAATCATGTCGATAGTAAGAAGTGTATTAGCCACGGAATTACTCCTAAAAAATGGTTAACGTCTTTGCGCCGCTTCCC